CTCCGACCTTGCCGCAGTCCGTGTACAGGAACGTGCCGAGGTAGAGCTCGTGCTCCTCCGTGGCAGAGTACTGGATCGTGACCGCGCGCACGTCCGCGAGATCGTTCGGGCCGGTGCGCCGCGCGTGCCCCTTGCTCCACCACTGCGAGGGCCAGCCCGCCGCGCCGTACTTGTACTCCTCCCAATAGCCGGTGTACTGGCACCGCTTGTCGGACTCCTCGATCCGCGCTGAATCCCCGCCCACCTTGAGGCTTGCATCGCCCGTAACAGCGATGTTCGAGATGGTCGCGCCCCACTCCACGTCGGACTGGAAGCCGGAGATCGGCGGGAGCTTCTTCATCCGGGTGGCCGCAGGCCAAGAGGCAGGCGTCGAGGACTCGTGCCCACGCTGAACGTGGATGCTGGACGCGCCGCCCGCCACGAGCAGGACGCGCTCCTCGGTCGTGTCGTCTCCGATGAAGTACCGCCCGCCCGTCAACGCCGCGCCGCTACCTACGCTCCAGGTCGTGTCGCCCGGTCCCACGCCTGCGGTCAGGAAGCAGCCGTCCTCCAGCGCCTCCTCCACGATCTCGAATCGTGGCGCGAACACCATGTACATCTTCCGGCAGTCCACGGTGGGGACCGCCTCGCTGCTCTTGTCGGTCAACGCGCCCAGCGGGAGGCTGATGTGGTACTTGGTGTCGTTATCGCCGCCAGAGAACCGGATGCTGCGGTTCGCGCCGAACGTCACGCCTTGCACGTCCTTCGACGCATCGTACGAGGCGTCCCTCGCGTCTACCGGGACCGTTCCGTGCCAGGACCGAACGGTGAGGATCTCGCCGTTGCCCAACTTGCCCATCGCCGTCGCGGGCGGCGGGCTGGTCTTGAACGCGATGGTGAGCGTCTTGCCGGAGGCAGTCGCCTGAATGACGCTGGACTGGTCGGGTCCGGTGACCGAGCAGTTCTTCGGATTACCGTTGATCGTGTCCGCGAGGTTCTGGATCGCCGTGGCTGCGGTGGCGAGTCCGTGGACGTGCCACTGAGGACCGGCACCCGCGTACGTTCCGGGCGGGAACCCGATGGTGACCAGGCCGGTGCCGCCGTACGCTACGAGCTCGCCGGAGCCAATGGGCTTCGTGGAAGTGATCCGCACGCACCCGTCCACGGTGTCAGCAGTGGCGTCCAGGCCCGCCGCGCCGACCGCAGTGTTGATATCGGCGGCGACCTGATCCACGGTCTGCGCCGCGCCCGCCGTGAGGCCGATGTAAATGCTGGTACGGTCGATGATGAACGTCAACGTGTCGTTCGATGCCGCGACGATGTTGAACGGTCCCGGCGTGTACGACCGGCAGATCGTCTCCCCGCCGTGTGGCAGCGTGTTGTCGAACGTCACCCGGTTCTTGTAGACAGGATCGATGGCACTGACGTGGCAGATCTCTTCCAACTGGTACGGCGGGTCAGCAGGATAGAGCGGGTCGTACGTGAAGTACACCGTGTCCCCGACCTTCAACTCCAACTCGCCGGTCGCCGGGTCGAGATCGGAGGGCCACAGGTCTATGGTGCCGTTGGGCGAGGAGAGCGACTTGGGCAGTTGGTAGAGCTTGCCCCACGGGATGCAATCGTAAACCGTGTCGCGGAACGTAACCGCGATGTGGTCGGCGCCCAACTCCGGCTGAGTGCCCGACGCCTCGACGCTCACACTGGCGGGCGTCTCGCCTCCGGACACCACCGTGGCGTATGAGAGGAGCTTCACCTCGCGGAGCTCGCCATCGCCGCCCTTGCCGCAGACGAAGGTCATCGAGTCCCACGAGACGGACGGGTACTTGGCGGCGTCGAGGCGCATCGCGCCGTCGAGCGCGTGGTCGTACTCGATATCGAACTCCAGCACCAGGCCGGAGAGGTCCGTCCGCGGCAGGTGTTTCTGGCGCAGGTGGTTGAAGTAATCGTACGCGTTGTAAAACCCGAGCACAGCGAAGTCCTCTGCGGCTTGGAAGATGCCGGAGACGGACACACCAGTCGCGGATGCATCGTGGATCGTGGTCGTCGCGCCGCGACCGGTGAAGCCCTGCAACTGGAAGTTGCGGCGCGGATCGAAGATGGTAAGCGGTTCGCCAGCCATTTAGGTTTGGATCACCACGGTGAGATCGCTGCCGGGGTCCGGAGTCGCGACCGCGAGGATATCGAACGCGAGGCTGTCGCCCTCGTTGAGGATCGGAGTCGGCCAGATGGTCGGACGCACGGTGGCGCCGATGCTGTGGCTCTTCGTGAAGATCGCGTCGAACGTCTGCGCGTTCTGGTCGGCGGCGAGCACCTGGACATACTCCTCGTCTGCTTGGCCGAGGTTGATGTGGACGAACTCGCCCATGTCGAAGCCCAGCCGGTTAGCGCCGTACGAAGCCGTGTTGACGGTCTGCGGGCCCACGCCCAGTGCCACGTCCTGGATGATGAAAATGCCGAAGTCGTTGTACGGCAGGCGGCGCGTGGCGGGCTTGCCGTACCCGCCGTCCACAAGCCAGTCATAGGTGTTCTTGTAGCCATCGGGGAGCTTCTGCGCGATTCCCATGTACTCCAGCAGTTCCCACGTCGCGCCGTCGTCGCGCGACACCTTCACGCGATACGCGCTCTGGCCGTCCGTGGTCGGCACCTGGACGTACGCATAGATGCACCGGATCGACGCGCTATCCTGCACCCGCATCGGAATGACCACCGTGTCCGCGACCGCGAGCGCGCCGGGGATCTGGAACGTGTACGCGCCGCCGTTGCACGTCCGGTCGCCAGGCATGAAAGGCTCGCTGTGGTGGCCCAGCGGGAACGTCCTGAACGTGCCGTACCCGAAGTTGTTGGCCACGCCGACGACTGCCACGACGACGCAGGCTGTGGGGAGCTTCGCCTCGATCCGCGCCGGAAGGCCGGGCGTCCGGAAGAAGCCCTTCTTGACGCTGAACGTGAACGTCTTGCTGTCGAGCTTGAAGAACCGGATGCCCTTCTCGTGCGGCGTCCGGAGCGTTTCGAAGCACGCGAAGTCCGGGCGCGTGTCGTCGGCCCAACGCCTCGCCAACTGGAAGCTGCCGGTCGGCACCACGTCGCCCTCGCCACCGGGCCCGATGATCTGCGCGCACTCGTACGACCGGCGATACCCAACGTCCGGACTCTTCGCCTCGTCGTTGAACATCACGAAGTCGCCCACCCGGAACACGCGCGCCGTGGCCGGGTTCACCGTGCAAGCCACCGTAACCGGATCGGTGTCCTTGTCGATTGCGGCGTCGATGCTGGCCCACAGATCGACCGTCAGCTCGTCCACGTAATAGAGCATCATGGCGATCTCGTGCGCGGAGACGATGTTCATGTTCCCGGCGTCGTCCGGTTCCACCTCCATCTCGTCCAGCACGAACGTCCCATAGTCGGAGAGCTTCGTCGTGCCAAGGACCATTCCGGGCACCCCGGTGTCGTACAGGATCTCCTCCGGCACGGGCGTCGGTTCCACGTCGGCGGGTTTCGGTCCCATCACGAGGTCGTACATCGAGTCCGTGGTCGTGCGGCCTTGCACGTCGATGGAGAAGTCCTTGTTGAGCTTCCAGGAGGCGGCGCGGAACTCCCCGGCGCCACCGGGCATGTCCGGATGGGTCACCGAGCAGACCATCCCCGGCTCGGTGTTGAGCGCGAGCACCGTGGTCTTGAACCCGATCTGGCGGGCGGCTTTCCACTCAGCTGCGCTGGTCCCGCCCAACTCCTCGCGCAGCCGGGTGCTGACGATTCGCGCGGCTTGACTCTTGGTGGACGTCCCGGAGAGGTTGACGCTCGACTTCAGGTACATCGGACCCGCGCCGCCGCCGATGTAGGAGGCATGGTCGATGTCGTATACCGCCACGCTGTTGTTCACGAAGGCGAAGTCCTGGTCCGCGAAGTTGGCCGTCAGGTGGTTGAAGGACGGCTTGGCCGGAGCCAGTTGTAGGGTGCGGAACAGGATGTTGCCCTCCGTGAACGCTTCGACCACGCTGCTGTTCTCGCGGATACCGATCCGAAGCTTCCCGAACGAGAACGTGTAATAGCCAAGGCAGTTCATCAGCACTTCCTGGAGCCAGTCCCGCAGAGGCTTCTCCTCCTGGAGCGTGCCGCGGAACGCGAACTGCGCCTCCGTGCCGACGCCGACCATCTTGGTAACGGAGTCGTTGCAAATCGCGGCGGCGTCGATCGCTGCCTGAACGTCGAACAATGCTTCGGCGGCGTTCAACTGTGCGGTCGTCGCGTCCGCGCCAAGCCGGAGGCCGCGCGCACGGAAGACCATGTTGACCGCGATCCACACCGGGTTCACCATGCACGGCCCGTACACGCGCACGCCGGGACTGGTCCACACCCACCCGCTCAAACCCTGCGCGACGGTCGCGATCATCGCGTGGTCGCCGGGGCTGGAGAGTTGGAGGCCCTTCGCGTCCGACCTGCGGATCACGATGAACGCCGTGCCCGCCGCGAAGTTGTCCAGGAGCGTCGAGTTGCCGGAGTACACCTTCCGGAAGTCGCCGCCCGTCAGGTTGCCCGACTGGTCGAGCGAGAAGAAGTCGCCCGCGCCGGCCGGATCGGTGCCCAGGACCGTCCGGAGGCCGAGATCGTTCTTGGGAAAGCCGTGGTGCGCCTGCCCGTCGAGCGTGTGGCCCACCAGCGTCTCTGCGTTGCCGTCGCCGTCCTTGTCCTCGTAATGAGTCGGCGTGTACGCCACGAGCGGGCCTTCGCCCACTATGCCCAACGCCTCGTAGAAGTCGCTCTCGTCGCGGCCAGCCGCCACCTTGCAGTTGACCGGCATCTCGGTGTCCGTGTACACCTCCGCGAGAACTTGGTCGTAAATCGAATCCGCTACCAGCGACACGCTGGTGAGCATGGACCGGCCAAAGCCCCACACGCCGGTCGAGTTGTCCTTGATCCGGACGCCCTGCGGCACGGCGATAATGCCGCCGTAATAACGCTTCATCCCGTGCGCGAGGCACCCGTTCGGCGTGTCGTAATTCTTGTCGCAGGAGTTGGCGGCGGCGTCGGGGAAATGAACCAGATCCATCGCGCCGTGGTCGGCGTAGGGGCACGCCTGCGAGTTGAACGCCTTCCAGCAGGTGCGCGAGATTTTGCGCGTCGGGTATGGCAGGTTCAACTCGTACAGGCCATCGGACCCGGTGACCTTGAACTCCGGGCCAGCATCGCAGGACCAGTTGACGATATCGCCCTTCCAGAGATCGACCTTGACGCCCGTGCCCACGTGGAACAGGGAGAAGGCGATCGTCGCCCGGTACATGTCCACGTCGTTGGCGAGGTCGCGCATCACCCGGTCGGCGTTTCCGAACGTGAACGAGGCGTCGTCGGACTCGTTGCCCATGCCCTGCGAGATGCCGTCGAAGTCGATCAGCCGCGCCTGGTAGAGTTGCCCGCCCACCGTGCAACGCCGGTCGGAGAGATAGATCGCGGGATACCCACCTTCGAGAGGCTGGATCTTGATGAGCGGTACGACCTGCTGGACCTGCAAGAGCAGAGCGGTCTTGAGGCCATCCGATGGGAAGCGGGTAACGGTCGAGTTGAGCGTGTAGGCCGGAGTCGCGGCGGGGATCTCGACCAGCGTCACGCCGATAGAGCAGATCCAGTCCGCGACCATCGCCCAGGACAAAGGCTCGTTCTCAAACCGGCAGGTGATTGCGGTCGTCCCGTTGCCGTCGTCGTTGGGCGCGTTGTAGGTGAACGCGCCGTACGGCCCATACTTCGATTCCCAAAAGTTCCGGAGCGCGATGCGCTGGGTGTCGTTCATCCACGAGCGCCGCACGGTGAACCGCCGCGCGCCCGTCCCCAGGAGGAAGCGTTGCTCGATCTTCGCGTTGCCCGACCCGAACTGGTGGATCGCCACGTCCAGTTTGCTCGCGCGCCCGTACGGGTACTCGGGCACGATGGGGAACGTGCCGGAGGCAGCGATCTCCGGAACGGTGACGTTGCCGATGGTGTCAGACATTGATCAACTCAGAGGCTTAGAATTGTGGTTACAGATGACGACGGAATTCTTCGAGTGCGCCTGCCACAGCGATGAGCACACGCTGAAATTCGGGTACGATCCGGACGACAACGAGTTGTACACGAGCGTGTTCTTGAACCAATACCAGAACGTGTTCAAGCGCGTGTGGATCGCACTCAAGTATGTGTTCGGCTACAAGTGCAAGTACGGCCACTGGGACTGCTTCATCATGCGGGCTGAGGACGGCGAGCGCCTCAAATCGTTGCTTGACAGACTGATCCAGGGGGCGAAGACCGGATCGCACTCCCCAGAACGATCCGGTACCGCTCACTAAACCCCGAGAGCCTGCTTGGGTTGGAACTCGATGTGGACGTGGTCGACTTCGAGCAGCACGTCGAAGTCGCCGCCCAGGCACGTCTTGATCTGCGCGATGAGCTTCTGCACGTCGGCGGGCGCGATGTCGCGCGTCCGGACATCGATGGCCGCGCCCGCATAGTGGAGCGAGCCAGTCATGTGCTTGCCGTCCACGCAGGCCGTGATCATGAAGTCGTGCCCCGCCGTCTCGTACACCCGCATCGCGGCAACCGCCGCGAGGAGGATCTCCGGGCGCATCCCGGTGATCCGGACGTCACTTTTGAGAAACAGCATTAGCGATCCTCCACTTTGACGGAGATAGTCCGGTCGTCCGTCCTGCCGCCAACGGTCACAATTCGGTTGGTCACGAGGTAGGTGACGCCTTTGTCGCCACCGCCTAACCAGACCACCGTTCTACTGGTGGTGAACGTGTCGGTCATCTTCTCGATGGTCGCGCCCTGCTCCAAGATCCACTCGCTCGAGGAAATCTGGTCGCCCGCCAGCCACAGGAACCAATCAACCGAATAGTCGAGTACCGCATCCGGGTCTTTCGTGAACGTCATGCGTCGATGCTCCGGTCTTCAATTTGCGGGTGGATGGTCCGGTCCTCTGCGGCTGGCACGAGGACGCGCGCCTCTCGCCGTACCGTGTGGCGCCGGTCTTCGCGGGTGGGCCGGAACATCCGCGCATCCCTTCGGACCCGCAACGTGCGGCCGGCTGGCGTCCCTCCCGTCAACAGCATGAAGCCGAAGACGCGCGACCAGCCTGCGGCCACGCCCGCCAACGAGCGCACGCAGGACGCGCGCCCGAGGACAGTGGACGAACCGGACGCCTCTCCAGCCAACGGGCGCACACGGGCCAACTGTGCGCCAAAGGTGGCCGATCCTGCGGCAATTCCGGCCAGCCTCCGGACGACTGCCAGGCGCGCGGCGACCGTACCGGACGCCATCGCGATCCCGCGCAGGGCACGGGCCACCCGGAGCGTACCGGAGATGGTCCCGCCGCCGGCAGCCAGGCCAGACACCGGGACGACGCGCGCCAGTCGCCCGGTGGTGGTTCCTTGGCCACTGGCGGCACTGGCCATGCGCCGGAGGACCGCGAGACGAGCAGCACCGACGCCCTGGCCGGACGCCACGCCCGTAAGCGCGTGGATCGTGCGTGCCTGAGTCCGGAGCAGCAGAAGCAGCGACATGGGTCATGCCCGCGAAGCTACTGCGGGATCTCTTCCCAAGTGATCGAATACCCACCCAGGAACGTCGTGCCAGCCCCCATCCAGGTCGGAACCCAGCACGTGCCAGGAGGCAGCACGATGTCGCCGTCGATGTATTCGGTCAACTTCGGTTCGAACAGGTTCGCCGGAACCATCGCACCGGCGCCGATTCCAAGATCCGCCGCCCGCAAGTATTGCAGGATGCTGTTGCCGGTAAGAGCGGCTCCGGCCGCGGAGGTCAGTGCGCGAGCCACCGAAGCCGCCGCCATTCCCACGTTGTTGCAGGCGATCGGTGTCACCACCGAAGTCGCAATCGTCGGCGCCGTGCAGAAGCTATGGATCACCGGAGGGACCGGGGGCGTGCCCGAGATCGCCCACACCTGGAACTTCAGCAGCGACAGGTTCTTGCCGGAGCCACTGGGGTTCCACAGGGCGAACTGCGTGGAGGCTGCGGCGGCCGCGCCCACGATGTTGCCGGCGGCGATGGTGGTGGACCAGGCCGTCAGGATGAGCGAAAAGATGTTTCCCCTCGCGGCCTGTTCGTAGTAGCGCCCCTGCCCGTCTCCCACGACGATGCCGCCCATACGGGTGGCGCGGGCCGGAGCGATGGTTCCGTCTGACAACTGCGTTTGACCTGCGCGAATCTCTGCGAGCATGTTCCTCTCTCCTTATCTGAATTCTTCGATGGCGTAAGCGGACATACCGCTCGCGCCCATAGCGAAATTGGCCCCGTACAAGCCCGACATCCCCTGCATCAGGAGCAAGTGGCGCTCCTGAAACAGCAGATCCGATACCTCCTGCTGCTGCTTTGCCGCCAACAACGATTCCGCCAGCCTGTACTGGTACGCATCCAGGTCGATTTCGACGCGGAGTCTGGCAGCAGCAGGAGGAGACACGTAACTGCTGGTCACCAGGGACTTGTTCTGGCGCTGATCAACCTGCCAATAGGTGGCGTTGTTCGGATAAGGAGGTGGACTAACTCCAGTTGTCGGAACGATGCACTGGTACACCTGTCCGTTCCATGTGACCGCATCGCCGTACACGTAAAAAGCCCACCTGGGGTTCCACGGCGTCGGCTCCACGAGGGCGTTCTGTAACTGGACAACTCCGGAATCCGACGTCAGCAGCTCAGAGCCAGTGGTTCGAACAGTGAAGCCCGTGACGCCAACCGTTCCGTTCACGGTCACCGTGGTTGCAAATCTGCCGTTGACGGAAGTCGCGGCCATCGCCTTCACGACGCCTGAAGTGTACGCACTGAATCTGGCGCGGAATGCCCGGAACCCGCCAACGGAGAAAACCCAGACGCCGACCACCGTTGTGTTCACAACCATCGTCGTCACCACATCGGGACGCTGGCCATACACGGCGTACCAGTTCTGGGAGTCCGGGGTGGCCTCGAACGATACCGTACCGGCCCAGGTGCCGGTGAGTTGAAGGAGCAGTGTGGTCGCCCCGTTGAGGACGACGGTCAAATCCGTGTTCAGCGCCGGCAGGAACCCGAACACGTTGTTATCCGCGACCGGCGCACTCTCGACCTGCAACCTCTTGGTGGAAGGATTCACGAGGAGGTCCTGGCCCAAAACACGACCGAGGTGCGTATCTCTCGTGAGAAGCGGATTTACCGAATCGTAATTGGATTGCTCCCGCGCGTCCTGCGTGAGCGGCCCCTGGTTCCCCCACACGGGGCTGTCCGTGTCCGTGGTGTTTTGAACCTCTACGGGAAGCGGATTCGGGCCCGCGACATCGCCTCCGTCCTGCCCGTGAGCGCCAAGCATCAGCTTTACGCGTTGTACTTCCACCCCGCCACCGATATCTTCGGTCGCGACCGGAATCACGGCATTGGACGAATCCTTGATGTTGATGTTGTCGGCCATCGCCTCAGTCCTCCTTCACCAGGAGCGTGCCGACGCCAAACTGGCCATAATCGTCCTGCTGCACAGTCTTGGGAGTCGGCAGGGTGTCCCAATACAGGAGCGCGCCCGCGAGGGACGCGAACACGCCGAACGCCACAGCCTGCGACCAGTCCACGAGCGCGGGGCCGAACTGGATGAGGTTCGCGTTGGCGACCTTCCGGACGTTGCCTGCGTCGGTCGCGGGCGCACCGAACGTGATGGCTTGGCGCGCGTAACCGTCGCCAGCCAGTTCGGTGCCCGCAGAGTTGTCGTCGGCGGGCGCTGCGGAGAACAGACCGACGTACGGCGCGACTCCCGTCAGATCCGTGCCGCGCAGGACGTTGAGCACAGCATCGGTGTGGGACCGCGACTTTCCTGGCATGGGTTTCTCCTAAGCGAGTTCGATCAGTTCGATCTGCACGTCCGACCTGCCAGGCGTCGCGGACTGGCTCCAGTCGGTGTTGAACCGGACGACGTACCTGCCGGTCACCGCCACGCCGGTCGGGTCGTACGAGAACTTCGGGTTCGTCTCGTACGGGTCGTAAAAGTAGAACGGTTCGTGGGCGCCGTTGCGGGCATCGTAGAACGTCCGAAGCGCCGCCAACTGCGCGGGCGTCAGGCGCTTGGTGAGGTTCCACTTCTTGCGGCTGGTCGCCGCCTGCGCCGACCGTTGGGACTCGCCGTTCCGGTACTCGTTGTCGATGACCGGGTACTCGCGCGTGTGGGTGAACGCGCGGGACAGGCTGTTGGGTAGCACCGTGGTCGGCGCGGCGTTTGCAATGGAACCGGGCATTACGAAGTCACCAGGCCGGGGCTGAGTTGGAGGCTGGTCAACTCGCGTCGGCCAGCGTTGGACTTCGCCGCACTCAGGGACGCGCCCGCGACGACGCGCGGATTGCTTGCGATGGCGTTCACCGCCTCGCCACGCAGGAGGCTCGTGGTGGCGGGTCCGTCGAGTTGAATGACCACCGGCCCCGCGCCGGAAGCCACGCCGCCGCCAATGCTGTCGAGCGTCGGCAGACCGCCCATGCCAGGGAGCGCGGTCCCGTTCGAGTAACCCGGAGACTGGTAGAGCGACCCGCCCTTCTGGACCAGATCGAGCGGGTGGACCGTGGCGGGCATCCCCTTGGTCGCCTGCCCCGTGCTCATGGCGTACAACTGGATCAGATCGCGGATCTGCTGCGTCCGGATGGCCATGTCGAGGTTGCCGCCGTACGATTGCTTCGCGGTGTCCACGATCTGCTGGAGGACGCCCTTGTCGGGGATATCGACTCCGTACAGATCCTTGATCTTCTGGCGGGCCTTCTCGACCGCGCCTTTGATGAACAGCCGCACCATCCCCGCCGCGAACCCGGCAATCGCTCCGATGGCCGCGCCCAAGGGACCGCCGAACTTCGCGCCGATGAGCGCGCCGCCTCCGGTCGTCTCCGCGACCCCGAGCTTGCCGCCGCGCCGGAGTCCGTCCATCGCGAGCATCGCGCCAGCCGCCAGCATCGCGCCGCCCTTCATCCCGCCGATGCCCTTCGCGTCCGCGACTTTGTACGGATCGCCGCCAATCTCGTCAATCTTCCACCGTTCGGGTTTGTAGCCGATGTTGCCGAGGTTGGTGAGCATGTCCTTCCAGCCGGAGATGCTCTGCTTGAGGTTGGCGAGGATGCCGACGCCAGCCTTCGACGTGACGCCGCCGCCACCACCCGCCGCAGCAGCACCGCCGCCACCACCCATCGGGACGCCGCCGCCACCCCCGCCTTGCGGCAGGAACGGAGGAGTGCCCCAACCGCCCGCCGCGCCGCCAGGGATCGGCCCGCCGCCGCCAGTCCCGCCAAACACCGGCACCGCGCCGATGCCCAGCAAGCCGCCCAGCCCGCCCAGCATCCCGCCGCTACCGCCAGGCCCCGCGCCGCCGCCCGCAAACGTCACCTTTTGGCCGGTGA